CACTATATATACTTAATATAAGTTAAGAGATATTTAATACAAGCCGTGTTCCTTGACGTATTTGGAGGCCATTGGTAACGACATTTGCATTTGTTGCATTACTTGTTTGACGATTTCGTTTCTGGCCGACCTTGCACCGCCCCGCATCTTGGAGCGAATGGCTTCAGTCGCAACTTCCTTTGCAAGCGGAACAAACACATCTTTTGCAACTGGAGCAAGTGCTTTTCCAACACTGGATAGACCGCTTAAGAATGAGGATTTCTTTCCGCCTCTGGCTTTGCCTCTGATATAGTCAGTCGCCATTTCCTTTGCAAGCGGAACAAAAACGTCTTTTGCAACGGGAGCAACAGCCCTTCCAAGGTCACCCAAAAATGAGGATTTCTTACCACCTCTCATCTTGTTACGGATAAACTCGGTTGCAAGTTCCTTACCGACGGGAACAATAACGTCTTTTGCAACGGGAGCAAATGCTTTTCCAAGGTCACCTAAGAATGAGGATTTCTTACCACCTCTCACCTTTCCTCTGATATATTCAGTAGCAACCTCTTTGGCTAAGGGAACAAACACGTCTTTTGCAACGGGTGCAAACGTTTTACCGAGGTCTCCTAAGAATGACGATTTCTTTCCACCAACAGCCATTTGGTGTCTATAAGACGCCAAAGCGGGAGGATAAGTTGAAGAATGGAACTCGCCTGGGTGGTTCATTATCATTGCACCGCCCTCCTTTTGAGCCTTCGCCATTGCACGTTTCTCAGCACGTTTAATTTTATTACTTTCCAATTTGGCTTTGTAAGCCTCTTCTGGAGTGCCGTATTTCTGGGGTCTGCCTTTTCTAACCCTTGCACTCTTAGCGTAAGCCTGAAGATTTACAGACGGAACACCGACTTCTTCAATATCAAAGGGAGGGGCCTTGGTCTTTTCGGCGACTAATCTTCGGATATAACCAGCGGGTTTGGATTTACCTGTTGAAGTGTAAGCACCACCAGTCATTTTCTTGGCTCTAATTGAAGCCATATACGCTTTGGCTTCGGGAGAACCTTTAACCATACGACCTCTTCCCTTTTTACCCATCTTCATCATTGCAGGGGCAATCACATCGTGACCCAAATCGTAACCCCAAAGAAGAGGATTCGCCATTCCGATTGCCCTTTCAGCGGGAGAAGCGCCTCCCATTGTTCGGACGCCGTGGCCGTCTTCGCCAGGTCTTCCTAAACCAACCAGAAGAGCAGGGTTGATAACAGAGCCAATTGTTTTCATATATTCACGAACGGGGTCTTTTGCACCGCCGTGCTTCTTACCGAAACTACGAGAACCGATTTTAAAATATCCACCTTGCGCTCCACCATCAGCCCTTGATACGCCCTGTTCCGCCATCTGGTAGGCGCCGTGGTGGATTCCGTGGCCGTCAGCGCCAACAATCATTCCACCTTCACATTCTTCGTCGCTTTCGGAATCGTAACCAGCACCTCTCATCTTAGCAAGAAGCAATTCCTTTGCAATCGGCACTGCAATTGGAGCAAGAGCCTTTGCTGTTCCAGTGAATCCAGTCTTGAATCCGTGACCGAAATCTTTCCAAAAACTTCCACCAATAGTATCAGAACGACTTCCGTCTAAACTTCCGACGGACAGGGTTCCAGGATAGTCACTCTCTGTTGAGCCAGGTAACACCCACTTTCGCATTCTCTTTCCTCCGAACATTGTTGGCTGAGGCGTAGATTTGATAATCCCACGCTCAATTCCGTCAAGTAGGTGACTTGCAATCAGTTGATTGTATTCTTCCATTGTATATACTCTAAATATATTTTTATTTGCAAAAAATATATTTTTAACTTGGGTTGTCTAAAGCATCAAAAGTGGCTGTTTTTTGAGAAATCTGCGGATATATCGCAAAGAAATCTATTAAGCCAAATGTCTTGCAAGTTTTGACTGAGATTTCGCTCCGCCAGAAATCGCTCCACCCGACATCGCACCTCCCGAATGCTGGCCTCCCGAGTGGATTCCGCCCATCTGACGTCTCGCCATATCAGCAACTGCAGAAACTAATTTCGGATTTTCCTTTACAAACGAGGCAACCGCACCCATTCCACGATTCATTAATTTACCACCAACGAGGCGGGCATATTCAGAAGAGGCAAGGTGGGGAACAGGGTTCTGTTCCTTGGTGCGAAGAACCTGCTCCTTGGTAAGGATACCAGTAAAGATTTGGGAAGTTCCTTGCTGGGTAGCAAACACACCTGAATTGATTGTAATGATACAGATTTCGGGCTGAGCGATAGAAAAGTCATACTGATTGGTAACGTCCATATTAAACTGGAACTGGTATTGTCCGAGGGAAGAAGCAGACAAGTAAGAAGGTAAGGAGAAATCCATTACAGGAGCAAGGACTAACAAAGAACCAGTAGTAGGGACCTTGATAATAGAAGGAGGATTTGGTGCAACAAGCACGGAGGCATCAGTCTTATCAGCAAACCCTCTGAACTCGTAAAATGACTGAGACGAGCCGTTTCTGTAAGAAAGATTGTAAAGGTCTTGCTGAGTTGCAGTAGAAAGAAGACCAGAAGCGTTGTTGAAATTGACGCTGATTCCGTTAATGGTTAAGAAACTTGAAGCGTAATTCCAATTTTGCTGAGACATTGGAACACGAGCAGTAATCAAGATAAGGTCGGGGACTTGATTCAACTGGATTGACTGGGAAGTCAATCTTTGGGTTGCACCAGGTGCAATTGAAGTTCCAGAGGCAAAAGTGGTTAAATAACGGGGATAATCAAGGAAGGGAACAACGTTCTTGGTGGAAATCTTAGCATACTGCTCGGGCTGTAGGGACAAGAAATTGAAAAGAAGTCTGGTATTAGCGAAACCAACAGCCTGAGAAGCATATACACCACCATTGGGAGCAGTCGCCCAACCAAGAGCAATATTGGAGATAAACCCACCAAGACCAATACCACCAACAACGAGATTCTTAGCAGTTGAAAAGAGTCTCTTGCACGAACTATCAACGTTCAAAACCATACTCATATTATTCACACCTACAAGACCAGCGGACTGGGAAGGCTCACAATTGATAAAAGGAGACAGAGCCAAGAAGGGTTCAGTCAAAGAGGCTCTGATAGAAATTATCCACGTATTGTTACCAGCGCCAGCATTGCAAATAGGAGAATGGTCTGTATATACACCATTGACGTATCTATCAATTTGTAAAACATCAAGACCAAAAGCACCACGAGAAGAGAAATCCTCGTCGTAAGTATTAGTGGTATAATCGGCTAAAGGGTTGTTGTTAGCACCAGGAGCGCTCTTATACTCGCCGTAAGCGCAATCGGGTAGGGAAGGAGTCATTGAGTTGTAACGAGACAAGGTTCTGCTGTCGTTCATTCTCATCAACATTGGGAGAACGTCTTGCAAATTGGTAGAGATAGAAACGTTGTTAATGGTGGATTGAATCGTGGTGAAAAGAGAGTTCAAGGGGAAAGCCTGAAGACTATCACTGAAACCATATTGGAAACAACTTTGGGTGTCGGGGACAGCGTAAGCAGTTCCAGCACCACCAAGAGATAATTGGAAACTCAACTGGGAAGCCAACAGCAAGTGGCGGTCAATCACGATATTCTCACTGGGGATTTGCACGTTAAATACAATTGACGAGTTAGAAGTGGAAACGGCTTGAAATTGCTGGTAGGTAGATTGCGCTGGGCCAGACTGGACTCCAAAGACCTCGGAGGCGGTAATGTCGGCAATTCGGCTGTCTTCAATTAGAACTGTTTTGAAATCGCTCATATTATACTATACAATAACATTTTTTTTTGGCGAAAAATGTTATTTCTAAATGTTTGGACTAATTGCTAAATTAAGGACCTTTGGGATAGGCGACCGACGCCCCCGACGGATTCTTCCTCTGAAAAAGGATTTTGATTGTTGCAGTAGAACCAGAAGTAAGCCTAAATGGCTGAAGAACACCGACCCTATCTTTCCAAAAAACGTTTATATCCAAATTATAAACAGGGGTATTTCCTACTAAATTAACCAGCCGATATTGGGCTGTTGGGGTATAAACAATCTGAGGTTTGTATATTCCAGTATCACTGACGAAATCAGTAATAACCTGCGAAATGTTTGAATTGTTACCGCCGTTATTATATATTTGTCCGTTGATAAAGAGTAACGGCGCCGAAATATTATTTGGAACTATTGGTAAAGTATTTGAAGTAAAGACGATTGAAGTAATCGGCGTCCAAAGTGCAACAGTTGAGTATTCCTGAACTATCTGATACGCTTGATATTGACTTGCAGGCGGGGCTGAAGGTGGGAACTCAACTATATTTGCACCTCCAAACCCAAGCGGTTGAATCTGGACGTTCTTTCCAGCAACAGCAGTTGTATAAGATTGAATTAAACAAGGGAAACTGCTAAACAATTGGAACAATGCTGGGTTAAAGTATATTCCAATATGATTTGCGTTACTGGTATTATATCCAGCAACATCAGCATTCATTATTGCTATATTATTGGTAGTATCCCAAGACAAAACGGGTGTATGAGTCGTTGGTAAAATAAGACCTGCACCAGTAACCTGAGCGTTCAAGTTAGCAAAACACTGAAGAAACGTTTGATTGATAAGGTATATCCAATATTGATAATTCAACGTTTCGTAATACCCAGTGCTGTTGTTCTGCAGTTTGTTTGAAGTCTGATTGGGTGGTGCAGGTAATGGTGAAGCAATTATTTGCGGAGACCAAATGATAGGTTGTTGTTGGTTGAATGTTTGAAATGGCGCTACAGGGTTAGTCCAAGATAGTGTTACTGAATATATAGTCAGGTCTCTATTACCCTGATTGGGAACAATCTCGGGCTGAAATACTGGTAAAGAAGGTGTGTCTAATGTGAAGCGAACAATGCTTAAATAGTAACTCTCTGGGTCTAAAATGAAAGGCGAGTTTCTGGTTTCGTTAAAATATAAGACGGGAGGCACGCTATCAATTCCTTCTAAATTAGTAATTGTTACATCGTAATAAACAAGGTCTGGGGTATCTTGGAAAGTGAAAGACATTCTATAGAATAGTGCTATATTTTTATATTCGCTAAAACTGCAAATAAAAATCTAAATGGCTGGTATATATACTTATTAAGTGTATAAACCACTATCAAAAAGGAAATCTAAACAGCAAATACAGAAATCTAAATGAGAAATCTGATTGCGAGCCAAGAAATCTGAGTGCGTGCAGATATGTGTATGTAAATATTTATAAATATTTACTTGCAGAAATCAGTTGCTGTAGCGCTAATCATTAGATTTCTCTTCTTCAGAGTTAGATTTCTCTGGTTTAACCATTAGATTTCCGCTTGGGTCAAGAATTATTGCAGAAGACGACTGACTTGACTTGTATCCGTCTGGTTTTGTGAGCCGTTGCGATTCACCTTTGGCTTCTTTGATTTGGGTCGGTGTGAATATCCAGTTCCGCAATCCCGCAAACATTATATACTAACCGCCGAAGATATTTTCGCTAAAGAATCTAATAGATTTCCTTATATATTAATTAAGTTAATACTTATTAAGTATAGAAAGGTGGATAGAGTGGAACCATTTTTACAAATCAAGGGAGTTTAAGGTTGTATATAGGTCTTGCACTTTGGTTCCCACCAACTTGAAAAAATGGTTCCACTCTATCCACTTAATATTTTTTTGTTGGTTCTATTTAGCAATTTGTTTTTTAAAATAAAATGTTATATTAGTGTATAATGTCTTATAGTTCGTGTGTTGGTAATCCTTATTTTGGTGACGTTCCTTCTTTTGGTCCGAATCCTGTCGGAACTATCATTGATATTCCCAGACCTACTCAAATAGCAAACACTTTTCAACCTGGACCTGCGGGTCAAACCCAACTGCTTACTGCATTGATACCAAGTGGTAACTATATTTTACCCGCTGGAACTTGGATATATACTGGAGTTACTCAAGTTAGCGCTACAACACCAGCAACAGACGTCATTGAAGATACTCAATATAGAGTATTTTACGATGGTGTTATAATAGCCATTGGTGATAATGGATACAATAGTGGGGGTGTTGGTCTTTCATTATCAGCAAGTCCTCAAATCTCGGCTGTAATTGTTTCCGATGGAGTTTCTATTTTAAATGTGTCGCTGGAATGTGATACAGGCACTGCTGGAACTTGGGTATTCAGCGATGGAATTAACACCAGTATGTCTCAGCAATTGGTTCGTATTGCTTAAATTGTCGGCTTTTAGTAAAATATTAAAATCAATTTTGATATTTTATTTCTCGTAAATTGTCTGCAAGTCCTCAATAGGAATGTAGATATGGGGCTTCTCGTCGCCTCTCAAATTGGCTCGGCTGAAGTTACGTCTTTCGTATTTTGCAAACTTGTCTTTGTTATATTCAATATATGCAACCTTATCAGTGAAGTTGAATATGAATACAATCGGCTTATCACCAACCGCTTTATCCTCGGTAATCATTGTTGTCGGATATTGCGCCATTTTGTTTGTTCGGCTCTTAACCTC